CGAAATTTCTACTGCTTCTTCGCTGTTAAACACAGGAACAGCGTTTGACTTGTGCATAGTTGCAATTCCGAGCACTTTTGTACCCGTATAAACCTTTGGTGCTGATTTTGTTGCTAAACCTTCACCTGTATTTAATGACGGATAACGCACGGTTTCACGACCTGGCGCTGGAGATAGTTTATATGAGGATAAGTTGAATTGTTTACGCTTTGAAACAACTGGTGTTTGATGTTTTTCGAGCCAAGCAGAGTATTCCTCACGCTCCTGCTTAGGTTTAAGTTTGACTTTACTTTTACGAATATTTGCGTAGATTATCATATTGCCTCCAATGTGTCTATTATAACACAATGAAGGAACAAGTCAAGTAGTGTGTTGTTTTCTCACAACACGGAGTATTAATAAATTCGTTTGAACTTTTTTCTTACAGTCTGGTAATCGTCACCAAAATCCTGTAATAATTCATCATAATTTTGTTTCATCATCCGTTTTACTGGATCATGTCGCTTTCCGTTTTTATTTTTTGATGAATAACTATAATCTTCATTATAATCTTTTTCTTTGCGAAACTTTGCCACGAATTTTGACACCATTGCTCCTTATTTTAACACTTCGAAAGTAATACCTCTAATTTTTGTTTCCGGCCTATTACTCATAGTATGGTCGGAAATATAAGTAATTTCTGCTAGAGGATAACAGATTTTAATTAACTTTAAAAGATTACAGACTGTTCCATCTGCATCATTGAATTTAAGAACTTCATCAACACAATTTATATTTTGTAAAATTTCAATACGGTCATCATAACTTGAATAAATGCCATTTGTTTTCATAAACACAGACATATCAGAATGAACACCGACAATTAACCAATCACCTTTTTTGCGACACTTTTTAAGGAAATGTAATTCTTTAACTGTAAGTGGATCAAAGTCACCGGATGTAACTATGATTTTTTCTTTGGTCATGGTATCAAATCTGGAAATGCTTCTTTAACAAATTTATAATCTAAACCTTTAACACCTAAATCTTTTTGAAAAATACCTAAAATGACTTCAGCTTCTCTTGGTTCAATAGATTCTAATATTTGTGTTAACAATTCTGTTCTTTTTCTTTCGGTTAATTTCTCAGCAGTTTCATCACCAACCCTAAACATATACAATTTACGGAGTTGTGCGTTCAAACTATCATATGTAATTCCAGGTAACATATCTGTTGGTATCTTATAGTTTTCAGGTAACTCTTTTACTTTCCATTGAAATGCTGGATGATAAGCCAATTTTAAAACAGTAACAAGTGGTTGTGATAAATTATTACCAATTATCGTCATTCGTTCTTTTTTGTTTTTCGCTTTTTCAAACTCATCAAAAAGTTCATACAGGGTTTTTATCATCATTAGAATTCCTCAATTACTTCCATTAAGCTCTTAAGCTTGTTTGCAATAAGATAATCCAAAATTTTACCTTTAACTGGTATTGTTTCTTCATAAGTATTTATGATTTTCTCTCTGATATCACTTGGTATACATCTCAGGTCAATCAAAGTCTGATTACGAGAGAATCCAATTCTTGCATTTTCATCTTCCCATTCACCATAGTCTTTTTCCATTAGTTTATCTAGTTTACCTTTACTGATTGGTGTTTGTCTGATATCACGGACAAAACAATCGGATGTAGACAACACATTTGGTATACCATCACCTTTATCTCCACGGATAACTTTCTCTTTTAGTTCTATTAAAGGATTTTCGGAAACAATAAATTTCTTTTGTGATGGATTATATTGTTTGACAGTAAATTTAGTTCTACCATTATACATCTGTAATTGTGGGAAATCACCATCAGAAGAAATAATTAGAATATTTTCCGAAGCAATATGTCGTGGTACAAGTGTACCAATGATATCATCAGCTTCAGCACCTTCAACATCCACTACTTTATATGGAAAGTTTTCTTTTAGTTCTTGTTTGAATTTGGCAAGCATGTCAAAAATCATATGCCAATCGAGGTCTGATTTTTCACGGTTCTTTTTACGGTTCGCCTTGTAGAATGGAAAGAACTCCTTGCGCCAATACTTGCGGTTGTCACAACAGAGTACAACTTCACCATAGTCTTTACGGAACGTCTTTAGGTGGGTTTTGAGTATCATTAAGACCATATGTCTAATGAGAGATTCATCTAATGTGAATGTTTTTCCATACATGGACTTTTTTCCATTAGATATTTGTGCCATAAGGCCAGCAAGTAGGACTTGGTTCAAGTCAACGAGAATCATAACAAACTTTCAAGTTTCAAAACTATATTGTATCACATATCTTCAAATTTGGCAAGCGCATCTTGGTAGAAATTTTCTGAAGTGGTAGTTTTACGGGAAATGATACCATACCAACCACCTTTAATTAAATCGGAAATATATTCTCTAGGATCCGAAAATATGGCTTCAAATGTATCAAAATTTTTGATAACTAATTCCTTATCATTTTCTTCATCATCTTCTTGGAATAATATGATATGCCATTTATCACCAACAATATTGCCTTCTATTGGTGTACCTTTGTTTTTATAAACATTCGATTGTATGTGTACATTATTTTTTTCCGTTGGCATGAAGAATATCGCATCGAATTCTCCAAGATGTTGCATACCATCTAACATTGTAAACCTTTAATATGTGATTTTCTAACTCTTACCATAATCCAAGAATTGTAATAATCTTCGGATTCAAGAGCACCATTGACAAACTGTTCTTTAGCTTCAAGATAACCACATACACCTTTTGATTTGCATAGGTGAATTATCTCTCTACAAAAAGACTCTTTGCCATGTATTATAACATCTTTTTTGAGTTCCTCGTTGGAACCGTAGTAAGTTTGCCAATCACTTGGTACTTTTATCTTTTTCTTTTTGCCTTTGACCTGTTTTGTCTTGGCTGAATAGAAAAACTTTTTACCAATATATTTTTTACCAGAAACTTCGTTTGTGATAACATAAACGAAACCATAATTGTCACCAATCATATCTTCTGTAAATAATACTTTCTTATATGTCCAATTTAGTTGTCCCATTCCTCATTATCCAAGTCATCTTCATCCTCTATATAGTCTGACTCGGTTAATTCGTCTATGGCTTCGCCACAAAACGGACAAAATTGTGGGTATTCTTCGGATGTTAGTTCTTCCATATATTGTATGTCATAAGTTGATTCACAACTAGAACATTCTCCTGTTACTTCTTTTGTACTCATTGTTTTTCCTTAGTGAGCCCACACATCACCCCAATTTCCTGAATGAGCACCTTTTGCATAATCGGTTGCTCTATTCTCAAAGAAGTTGGTATGTGTTGGAGCATTAATCATTTCCTCTACCCATGGTAGTGGATTCTTTTTCACTTTAAAGATGCCTTTTAGACCTAATGAAATTAATCGTCTATCAGCAATATAACGAATATACTTTTTAACTTCTTCTGAAGTCAGTCCTTCCATTTGATTAATACCAAAAGCAAGGTCAATAAATTTGTCCTCAAGTTCTACCATGCGTTCAGCAATAGTATAAATTCTTGATTTCAAATCATCATTCCAAATTTCTTTGTTTTCTTCTATATATGTACGGAACAATTTAATCATTGATTCTGCATGTTGTGTTTCATCAACAATAGACCAAGTTACAATCTGTCCCATACCTTTCATCTTACCCATACGAGGGAAGTTGAGCAACATAATGAAAGAACTGAATAATTGCATACCCTCAGTAAACGCAGAGAAAACGGCGATATGGGTTGCAGTATTTTCTTTAGTTGTATTTTGTGCAGCCAAATCTAAAACATAATCATGTTTATCACGCATTTCTTGATATTCAAAGAATTCATTATATGTAGCTTCTGGTAAACCAAGAGTTTCAATTAGATGTGAATATGCAGCAATGTGTAAGGCTTCACGAGCAGCAAAGCCCATTAACATCATTCTTACTTCCGGCTGCGGAAAGTAAGGTAGATAATTGTTAACATAGCCACCCGCAACATCAATATCTCCTTGAGTAAAGAAGCGAAATATATTGGTGAGAAATTGTTTTTCTTCATTTGATAGTTTCTTTTTCCAATCTTTAACATCTTCTGCCATTGGTACTTCTGTATGAAGCCAATGGGACTGTTCATGTTTCAACCAAGCATCATATGCCCATGGATAATTAAAAGGTTTAAAATAATTTCGTTGTTCATTTAATTTTTGTGCTGAAGCTTTCTTAATCATTAAGCCATTCCTCTAATTCTTTTGTTGTTTTATAACCGACTGAACGTTTGATTTCTATATTTTCATCCAACATAACAAGAGTTGGTACACCTCGCACACCATAGTTAACTGCTAAATCTTCATTTTCTTCAATATCAAAAACTTCAATTGGAACTGGTGTATTTACTTCATTCAAACTTGTCGCCAACATTTTACATGGTTGGCACCATGATGCGGTAAATCTTAATATTCTTTTCATTTTTATCCTTCACAAGCTATACAATCGTTACCTTGAGCAACTTGAATCATATCAAGCTCTTTGATAACCTGTCTTTCGATTTTCTTAGAAACTTTATCTGCCTTACCAATCTTTTCAGAACGGCAGTAGTATAGAGTTTTAAGACCTTTTTTCCATGCCATGAAATGAATGGCGTGGAGATATTTAATATGAGCATCTGGTCTAAAGAATAAATTCAATGACTGTGCTTGGTCAATATATTGTTGACGGTCGGATGCCAATTCAATTACCCATCGTTGGTCGATTTCCATAGATGTTTTGAATACTGCTTTTTCATCATCAGTTAAAATGTCCAAGTGTTGGCAAGAACCATCATTAGCAATAATCGATGACCAGATATCGTTGTAATCATCTTGTGATAAACTACCAGATTCACTTGATAATTTATCCTGAATAACTTTATCCAACCATTTGTTCTTGTTTAGAAATGCTCCCGATAAAGTGTCCTGACGATAAGCGTTAGCACGATAAGGTTCGATACTAGGAGAAGTATTTCCCATGATGATAGACGAAGAAGCATTTGGAGCGATAGCCATAAGATGACTAAAACGTTGACCAGTGCCAGCGGCATCAGGAGCTTCTCCCCTTTCGGCACCCAATTGAAGATTTGCTTCATTTAATCCCTCTCTAATTGATTTGAATATTCTGTTATTCGTTACTTTCGCCATAACTCCTTCAAAAGCAATACTTTTCCGTTGAAGATAAGCATGGAAACCTAAAGCACCAATGCCAATAGAACGTTCACGGCTAGCAGAATACTTGGCACGAGCAATATGGTCAGGAGCATTATCAATAAAATATTGAAGCACGTTATCAAGCATTTCAGCTACATCACGTAGAAAAA